GGTAGCGCAACGATTGCTTCAAGAAAACCAACGCGTTAACCAAGTACTCGGTAATGGTGAGAAAGAATACATTACAAATGTACAGCATTTAGCACAGAAAGAATTACAAGACGCAAAGCGTGCATATAAAGAAGCCTATGAAATGGGTGACGCTGATGGGATTGTAGAAGCCCAAGAACAAATGCAAATTGCCAATTTAAAATTGGTTCAAGCACATAATATGCGTACAGGCTCTTTACAAACACCTGATTATGAGGTACAACAGGCGCAAGAGAGACTACATCGCCCTGTAGCTCCACAAGTCCCACAGCCTGACGAAAAGGCATTGGACTGGCAAGATAAAAATCCTTGGTTTGGTAAAGACAAAGAAATGACCAGTGCGGCTTTAGGATTACACGCCAAATTAGTGGATGAAGGTGTCCCTGTAGGCTCAAAAGAATATTACAACGCGTTGGACAAAACGATGCGTAAACGATTTAACGATAGTGAGTATTTTGGGGATTCTGGTGATAGAAAATCCAATCGGGGTAGACCATCAAATGTCGTCGCACCCGCTTCGAGAAGTACATCAGCAAAGAAGGTAAAATTAACTCCGACTCAAATCAGCCTATCAAAAAAGCTGGGATTGACACCGGAACAATACGCGAAAGCGGTTTTAGACTTGGAGAACCAAAATGGCAGATAATACAAATGCAAGAACTACTCGTGAATTAGAAACCAGAGCGCTTACTGAGCGTCCCAAGCAGTGGATGGCACCAGAGTTGCTCCCAGAGCCTGACAAAGAGGCTGGGTTCGCATACCGTTGGATTCGTGTAGCAACATTAAATAATAGTGACCCAAGTAACCTAGCCGGCAAACTCAGAGAAGGTTGGGAACCTGTTACGCTTAGCGAACAACCAAAGTTTAGACTGTTAGCCGATCCGAATAGTCGATATAAAGACAACATCGAAGTAGGCGGATTATTACTCTGTAAGATTCCATCTGAGTTTATGGATCAGCGTGCACAGTATTACGCTAATATCACAAATCAACAGGCGGAAGCTGTGGATAATAATTTGATGCGCCAAAGTGATTCGAGAATGCCTCTATTTAAAGAGCGTAGTTCAAAGGTGACTTTTGGAAAACAATCTTAATTTTTTAATCTAGGAGTTAAAATGGCTTATCCTACAGTTCAAGCCCCATACGGATTAAAACCAGTCAATTTAATTGGCGGTCAGGTTTTTGCGGGTTCTACTCGTGAAACTCCAATCCAATATGGGTATGGTACAAGTATTTTTTATGGTGATTTCGTCACTATCGTTCGTGGTTTAGCAACTCGCGGTGCTGTAACGACAGCTACTACAAGTGCAACTACTGGTATCTTCCTTGGTTGTTCTTACACTAGCCCATCTACTAAACAAAAATTGTTTAGCCAGTATTGGCCAGCAGGTACTTTAGCTGGTGACGCAGTAGCGATTATTGCTGATGATCCTGATACAGTATTTAAAGCAGCGGTTGTTACCTCACAAGGTGGGACTACAATTGGCAGCGCTAACATTGCATTGATTGGTCAAAACGTAGATGCATCTAACTTGGCAGGAAATGTCAATACTGGTAACTCTTCAAATGGCGTGGTTCAAAAAGCAGCTACTCCAGCGACAACCGCGTCAGCACTTCGCGTGTTAGATTTGGTTGATGAGACTTCTGTTAGCGTATCTGGTATTGGTTCATCTTCTACAACCACTATTACATTGACAGCTGCGGGTGCTCTTTCAAGCACAACGGCTATCGGTGCAGGTTGGAACGTAGCGTACATTGCACCTAATGGTCAATTAGTACAAACTGGATCATTTGTAGCGTCTGTTACTAACGTCACAACTGTTGTAATCAACCAAGCGATTTTAGCTACTAACAGTATCTCTGAAATTCCAGCTGGTTCAACAATTGTGTTTACTCAATATCCAGAAGTATTAGTGAAAATCGATTTCGGTATTCACTCTTATTATTCTGCTGCCGCTACTGCATAAGGAGATAGAATATGGCAATTTCAAGAGCACAGCTATTAAAAGAGCTATTACCGGGCCTTAACGCATTATTCGGTTTAGAGTACGCACGTTACGGTGAAGAACACAAAGAGATTTATGAAATTGAATCTTCTGAGCGTTCATTTGAAGAAGAAACAAAACTTTCAGGTTTCGCGGCAGCTGCTGTTAAACCAGAGGGTTCTGCTATTCAATACGAATCTGGTCAAGAAGCGTGGACTGCACGTTATAACCACGAAACAATCGCTCTTGGCTTCTCATTAACTGAAGAAGCTGTAGAAGATAACTTGTACGACTCATTGTCTGCTCGTTACACAAAAGCGTTGGCTCGTGCTATGGCATACACAAAGCAAGTAAAAGCGGCTGCTGTTTTAAACAACGGTTTCAACTCTGCTTATAACTATGGTGACGGTCAAGCGTTGTTCTCATCAGCTCACCCATTGGTGTCTGGTGGTACTAACTCAAACATTCCTTCAACCCCTGCTGATTTAAACGAAACTTCTTTAGAAGCGGCTGTTATTCAAATCGCTGCATGGACTGATGAACGTGGTTTGTTGATTGCAGCTAAACCTCGTAAATTGGTAGTTCCCCCTGCACTTCAATTCGTAGCAACTCGTTTGCTTGAAACTGAGCAACGTGTAGGTACAACTGACAATGACATCAATGCGTTGAAAAACAACGGATCGATTCCTGAAGGTTATGCTATCAATCACTTCTTGACTGATACTAATGCATGGTTCTTAACAACTGACGTGCCTAATGGTTTAAAACATTTTGTTCGTCAGCCGTTAGCGACATCATCAGATTCGGACTTCGACACTGGGAATATGCGCTTCAAAGCGAGAGAACGCTATTCTTTCGGGGTCAGTGATCCATTAGGTATCTTTGGTTCATCTGGTTCAAACTAAGTAAAATCAACTACTTAGGTTAATTAAGGGTCTCTTCGGAGACCCTTTTTTATTGTTTGTAAAAATACTTGTGACATCGTCACATTTTATTGTTATAATCTTTCCGTACCAATAAATCGGAGATTACCAATATGAAAAATGTAATATATAAAATACGAAACATTATCAATAATAAATTCTATGTGGGCAGCACTGTAAATAGTCGAGTCAGATTTCAAACACATCGTCGTAATTTAAGAGCAGGTAAACATCAAAGTCCTCATATGCAAGCTGCATGGAATAAATATGGAGAAGACTGTTTTAAGTTTGAAATTATAGAAATTGTTGAATGTTCAGAAGATTTATTAGCCGCGGAACAAAAATGGTTAGACGAGCACGCAGGTAAACCTCATTGTTATAATTGGGCTACGGATGCAAGCGCACCTATGCGAGGAAAAAAACACACAGACTACTCAAAAGGTAAAGTTAGTGAAAATAGAAAAGGTAAGCATAGCGGTGAAAACCACTACCGATTTGGTAAAGAAGTATCTGATGAAGTTCGTAAAAAAATTGGAGATTCACAACGTGGAGTTAAAAAACCAGAAGGACGAAAAATATCTGAAGAAGGTTTAGCTAAAATAAAAGTAGCGGCTGAAGCAGGGCATTATAGTCATTGGCAAGGTAAAACTCATAGCGAACAATCTAAAGATAAAATGAGTAAAACTGTATATGTATTAAAACCAGACAATACAGTTGAAACTTATATAGGGTTTACTAGATTACGAGACGAATTTGGAATATCTATAGCGACTTCAATTAGAGCCTGTAAATCTGGTAAACCTGTATCAACTGGGATTGCGGCTGGTTGGATAATGTCGTATGAAGAAATTAAACCTAATATTATTCCAGATGAATATAAAGAATATCCAAGATCAAGAAGTGATGCAAAGCAGTTAGGTGCAAAACATTATTTCACTGGGACACCTTGTGCCAATGGACATATTGCGTTGCGTAAAACAAAAGGAGTTTGTATTGAATGCGCTAAAATTGAAGGTCAAAAATCAAATGAAAAAGCTAAGTTAAAACGACCAACAAAATAGTTGCATAATCAACCAATTGGTGTACTATTCAATCCATATCTAGGAACTTAATTATTTGCGCAGATTGACCTAGCAAGCTTTACACAAGACTGCGTATCTTACGTGTATTTGGAGATTAAAATGGGTTTAGCATCACACTTTGGTCCTTGGAGACTTGGAACCGTACCTAACACAACTGGCACAACTGCTGGTACTATTCGTAACATGGGCGCAACTATTGTTGCTCAAACAGACACAGCTGTTACTTATGCGGACGCTGCAAGCAGCGTAGCTATGGTAATCCCAGCGGGTGCGTTAATCACTCGTATGCAGTTCATCACTACAGCAGCGTTTTCTTCAGCTGCTACAATCACATTATCCATTGGCGGCACAGCCATCTCAACTTCATCAACAGTAACCAATGCAGGGTCTAATGCGGTTGCAGTTGCAGCGACTACGGGCGCAGCGGCCCTTATTGCTAACGTAGGTTCTACTGACGCAATTGTGACTTATACGGTTGGCGGTACATCACTTACTACAGGTACTGGTATTCTTGTTATTGAGTATATGGTTCGCTTATCTGACGGCACATACAACCCAACAGCGCAAACTGCGTAATTAGTCTGCGGGGGAGGTAAACTCCCCCCTTTTAAATAGGAGATTAATTATGAGTATGCAATATGATGTCAAGAGTGCTCATCTAAGCGCGGCAGGTAGTTTTTACGGTAGCCGTGTTCGTCTTAAAGGGTTTATGGTAGTTCCAACTGCTAGTACAGCGGCTACAGTTGCCTTTAGAGATGGTAGCGCAACAGGAACTATTCTATGTGAAATAGACGTACCTTCTAACACAAACCCAATTCCATTTTATGTAGCTATCCCTCAAGAAGGTATTCTATTTCAGACTGGGATTTATATGACTCTTAGCGCGGCTGTAGTTGGCGTAACTATCTTCTACGGGTGAGCCATGATGGACGACCAAATTAAACTTGCTGTTCATGAAAATGAGATTAAACACTTGCAAACTGATATGGATAAGTTGGTTAAAGATATGGAAGAGCTTAAAACTTCCGTTGCTGAAATAGGTAAAACCCTTTCAGAAGCTAAGGGCGGATGGCAAGTTTTAATGGTTATGGGTGGACTAGGTGCAGCGTTTGGTAGCGTTGTTGGTTGGGCACTTGAACATTT